TATTCCCAAATGTACGGGCCTTTTTTAGGCACCGCAAAATTCAAATATGTTTGGATTCTTTCAAGATCGGTTTTAGTCTTTAGACTAATCAACTCGTTTGCAAAATGCAATTCAACTCCCCGATCTAGTGCTAGTTCTAGTAGTTCACTACGGCGTTCTGCATCATCAGTTAAGCAATACATACTGCAAAGAACAATGCCGTCTGGTCGTTCTTTAATGTAATACTCTAGTCCGGGTTGCCAATCTAGATGCTCATTTTCAAATTCGTAGCTAGTATAATCAATCTTATTCTTAACACAATAAGGTTCAATGATAGCACGTTGCATCGGCAACGGAATGTCTTTGCTAAACTTGCTGTTCCAACCTGCGTAGGTAATGAAGCTTTTGCCGGTATAGTCCATAACTTCTGCAATTTCATAATCGCCGGGCAATCGCATGAAGCCACCAGGAAGTCTGCGGCCCCATTCTTCACCTTCAATTAGAATACGCATGTCCATGCTGACACGAGTGTAGCCTTCTTCATTGTTGACGTTACCGTGAATTTGCTCCTGAAAGAACAGATGACTTTGACCAGGACTTAGTGTTACTGGCCAAGCATGTTTCAAGCTTTCTTCTTCAAGCTTTTCTAGACTCCACTTTTCTGCTAAGACCTTTTTAGTTATTTCTCTACTAACATCCAAATCTAACATCCACATTGTGTTAGTCTTCTCTGCTTTAGTAAAGGGAGTCCAAATAGTTCTACAACCGCGGCCATTACCTACAAAGATACCTTGGTGGAAAGCAAGCCTGCGGCCAACAGATGCTTGATTAGGAATAACAACACGCAAAGTTCCTTGGCGTTGAATCAAATATCTCTTGTTTTTAATGCGTTGCGGAACAATACTTGCAGCGAATTCGTCAAAGCGTTCCATAAAATCTTTACGACTACATGCATTCTGTACATAGTTACCGACCCTAATAAGTTCAGATGGGTTCAACACCTCGTGCATAGTCTCAAGTTCTGTAACCTGAGGAGCAATTTCTTGAATAACAGACAAGGCCCAGGCGGGCCAATTGTACTTTTCTAGATCGTAATCTATTTTTTTATTATTCCACTCAACTTCTAACTCATTCATTTCTTATATCTTTCATTATACTCAAGATAGTTCAATACTGCCTTATACACTAGGAATACTAATCCACCAATGAGTATAAAGAACAGTATCGCCGGGTAGTGTGCAATAGTATACAATGCAGCAAACAACCCGAAAAATCCAGCTAAGGTAATTAGTATTGCCTTATATTTAATGTTCATGCTTTATCATCCCTAAATCTAACGAAGCGCGGGAAGCGCAACGAGTACGTACCATCTTGGTTCTGTGTGATAGCATCAGCCATAATCTCAACAGTGCGACCAAAGATTAAGTTACGGTCCGCCCAAAGACTGTCACGCTCTGCATCACTGAATCCACTACCAGCATTGACAGTAATTTCCTTACCGTCATCAACACCATTGCAGACCAGTGCGCCCAAACGACCCTTGTTACGACCCGTGCCTTCTTCAAGACCAATCACTTCAAGGTCAACTGTGATAGTAGGTTTCCACTTCATCCAGTCAGTGCTACGCTTACATACATAAGGAGCTTCAAGGTTCTTAATCATGATGCCCTCAAATCCAGCAGCAACCATGTCCTTAGCGTAACGGTCAATCTGACTCTTACCTTCGTGGGTATCAAGGTCAACCATCAGATGGGGAAGCAATTCAACATTCGGCATCTTATCAATTGCAGGCTGCATAGCATCAAGCAATGCGATACGCTTACGAAGCTGTGCATTCCAATATCCTCGCTTGAAATCATCAATGGGAAGAATGTCAAAAATATGAAATACGCTGTCTTCTGCGCTTACATTTTCCTTACGACGAGCCTGCCGCATAAGTTCCTGGAAGCTGTTACCAACTACTTCACCATCTAGAAGAAAGCCCTTCTTAAGCGTACCGCTGCTTAATTCGGTAACCTTATTTGCAGCAGCAATGATTTCCTGAATGTTATCTCGGATTTGGTCTTCAATGTGTTCAAAATTCTCAAACACCTTACCATTACGGCTATAGCAAGTAACCTGACCCGCAGCCCTGCCTGTACCGCCTGCTGGGATAACCATCATCAAAACACGAACGCCGTCAAGCTTAGGCTCAAGACGTTTGCTGCCCTTCATTTCAGGGCGACCCTCGCTATTAGTAGCAAGCTGACATGTAAAGATGGGAATCTCGTAAACAGTTTTCTTGCAAATCTTGTTCACTGTGGTAGAACTAATACCACTACGCATATCACGACGAAGGATAGGAGCAAGGAACAGGTTCCACTCACCACTATCAAATCGCTCTGACATTTCTGCAACTGCATCACGGGCATCATGTCCAGTAATCCTTCGCATTGCTAGCATTTCTAGCAAGTCAAAGAACTCATCCCAAGGATTTTCAGCATCAACAATTCCTACTGATTCAGGAATCTGCTTGATACCAAATGTTTCATATGGATTGTAACATGCCTTAAGCCCGCATAAGAAGCGAATAGCAATTTCGCTTCCGAGATTTGCAGCAGTAAGTGCCTGTTTGATAACATCTTCCTTATGCAGGCGTCCGTTGTCTTCGTTTAGTTGGGTGATAAAACTTGCGCTCATAGTCTTCTTATACTACATTATAGAGTGAATGTCAATCAAAAAGGTACTTTATCCAATCGGTCATAGGGGAAGCTTTAGTTTGCGGCGGTCAAACTTATTACAGGAATCACAATATCGTTCCTGTGCGTGATAATAGGATTCTTTATATGCCTTGCCCCACTTCAACCACTTGTGCCAACCAAACTTACAAAGTATCCGTGACGCAAGCAAGGGTTCTTCACGCAAAGTACGGAATACATTTTCCTTTTCGGCACTCATACCATCTTCACATAGTTAAGCTGGGTAGAGTTGTCGCGGTGAGCCTTAACCTTACCGTCAATGTTGATATTATCGCCTACGGTGAGACTCTGCTTGTAAGCAAAGAACACCTGCTTATTATCATCTGTGATAGCAGTGATGAAATGCGTACCCCACTGATCGGAGAAATAGCTTTTCACTACTTCGGCAGTGACTTGAACACGCTCACCGACGGTACCAAACACACCTTCGGTCTCGCGGATACGAGTATCAACAGCCCGACGATATTCACTACGGTTGTAAGTGTTAGGGAGCGAGGAGACGATAGCAATATCATAGTTGCTATCAAGCGTTTCCTTCTCTACAATGGAGAGCATATTCTGCTCAAAATCAGAGAGGCGCTTGTCAGTCAGCAGTTTGAAAGTAAGGCTGCGGCAATGCTGCATAACCTTTTCACCCTGTTCACGGTCACTGTCACGCACATCAAAAGTACCATCAAGAAACTGACGGATGAGAACCTTGTTAGCAAGCTTGCTAGTAACAGATTCGTCGTTAGTTTCGGCGTACCTGAGGTAGCCACCGTTGACACGGTTAGCTGCACACGCAGCAGCAAAAACATCAACAGTGTTGTACGAAGGGCGTTGATAACGAGCCATGTAGTATCTCCTTGCTATATATTCACTATAGCAAAATGGGTAAGCAATGTCAACCGAAAAATGACCTAATTTTAATCAAATTGCTCTATTAGCTGGTCATAATTGCCACATTGTCTACCACACTCTACCAAAGGACTAGAATTCCAAGTATTAGAGATTTTATGAAAATGTTGGCTATTAAAAATATCTATCAACGTTGTCTCATTGAGATTAGGAAATTGATTAATTTTATCCATATAATCTATTCTTGCATCAAGTCCTGAAAAGTGCCATTGAAAATCTAGCCAACAACAAGGTGATACATTACCTGCGGCGGACACGTAAATTTGTTTATATTGTTTTGCTTTACAAGAAATTGAGTTAGGTTTAATATTATTACCTATCAACTGCTGTATAATCGGTATCATACTTTGGCTTTTTTCTGTAGGATGGATAATATGAGTAGTTTTTCCCTCTTCATCTAAAACATTCAGGCTATCTGTCATAAATCTTGAGGTATGCTTAGATTCAAAGTCGTGGAATCCCAAATCAATACTAAGCTGCTTGCAATCGTCAATTTGGTGTTCGTTGTGTTTGAAAACTAACATGTGCCATTCAGCAATGCCTCCCTCTTGAATGAAGGCAGTTGCATTTTCTATTATCTTATGCCAATCAGTAGCTACCCGATATAGACTATGAGTATCTGCTAACCCATCAATTCCAAATATAACCCGAACATTTGTTTTTGCTAGTTCTTGCCACCAAACTGTTGTTCTTGCGCTGCCATTGGTATGCATACTTAGAGTAATCTTAGGATTAACTTTTCTCAAATATTGAAAAATTTCTAAGGTGTCTTTTGCAATTATTGGATCACCTAAATCCCCACACATAAACAAATTATCTAATTGCTTGACAAAATCCTCACTAAACCAAAGTTTGAATTGCTCTAGTGTTATTTCATGCAGGGCAATAAAAGGGTTTAGCATTCCGCCATTAATTCGTCTGGGGCACATCGGACATTTTGCTTGGCACTTTG